GGCGGCATCCCCGCGCGGCTGAGGCGCACGCTGGCGCATTCGTCGTCGTCGCGCAGCCATTCAAGCGCGATGCCGTGCGCGAGCATCCGGCCGCTCACGAATGACGCGTCCATGCCGAGCTTGCCGTTCACGAGATAGAACGAACGCAGCGCCGCCATCGGCCCCACGCCGAGCTCGCGCCCGGCGAGAATGACCGCCGCAACCTGCGCCGAGTTCTGAAAGTGCGACGGGATGAAACCGCCGCGCGCCTGCGCCAACGTGTCTGCCAATCGCAGCACGTCAGACAACGATGCGACCATGTCGAGGCCGCTGCTCTTGATGATATCGCTCATGTCATCACCTTGTTGAGTTGGGGATTCACTTGATTCGCAGCACACGGCCGCGCTCGACGCGTGTCCCAGGCACGCATTCGCCGAGCGTCTGCATTGCCACGAGGATGGCGCGCTTGTCAATCTCGATTTTCGTCCGCAGGAACTCTTGCGGAATCGCGCCCTCGTCCTCGACGACAACGCGCTGCGGGCCGTCGCCGACGCTGATGGTGTGCGTGGCGCTCTTGATCTTGCTGACGCCAGCCGCGTCGAGGCTCATGCGCAGGTAGTCCCGCAGCGACTCCGCGCGCCGCTCGCGAGCCTGCCGCCGCGCCGCCAGGCGCTTCTCTTCGCCCCGCAGCGCCTCGGCCTCAGCGTCGAGTTGCGACAGCACCTGCGCGATGTTGGTGGCCTTGGCGTCGATGGCGTCGCTGAGCGCGTCCAATTCGCCAAGCCAAACTGACGACAGCATATCGCCGTCCTCGTCGAGCGCGTCGATCAGGTACGCGTATGCCGGAGCCAACTCGTACAGCCGCAAGCCCACCTTGTTCGTGTCACTCATTTTCAGTCCTCCACTTTGTGTATGCCTTAGCCGATGATGCTGCCCGCTTGCCAATGCCCGCTGCCATCGCAGCGCGCCGTGCTTCCCAGTCGTCGTCACCCTCCGCGATCTGCTCGCGCGCGATCTCGTCTGCGATGCCGCGGATGACGTCCTCGACGTGTGCCGTCAGCGTCTCGCGCGGGATGCCGCGCACGTGCGCGAAATGTTCGCGCACCGCCGCGCCCACGCTGAGCATCGCGACGTCGAGCTCATGCTCCGCGCGCTGCTCCGCATCGAGCATCAGGCCACCGCCGCAATCGTACAGCTGCCGCTCGCTGTCGGCCGTCGCGCTGATGATCTCCGCGAGGTAGAGGCGCTCTGGCGTCATGTCGTCGCAGAGGTCGCCGGGCTCGAGGCCGAGTGCATCCGCACGCGACGTGGCGAGCACCGGCACGACGTACTCCGCGCGCACGCGGACCCAGTAGCGCGCCATCACGTTGGCCTCGCAGCGCGCAGCACGCGCTCGCGGAGATGCTGGCAGGCGACGCACTGGCAGCCCTGCGCAAGCGCGACGAGGGCAGCGTGCAGGCCGACGTGCGGGTGAACGGGACGGCGGCTCACGACGCCACCTCGACGTGAGCGGAGAGGGCGCGCTCGTTCTCGGCCGCGCTCTCGATCAGCACCTCCGCGAGGGACACGTCGCGCACGACCCGCTTGACGGGGTAGATCCCCGCGGTCGCCGCCGACACCGCGAGGCCACGCGATACCGCGAGGTCGCGAAGCGAGGCGAGCGCAGCGTCGCGCGACTTGCGCGTGAGGTAGTAGCGCACGTCCTGCTGCGAGGACGCGTAAAAGCACTGGTTTCGAACGCCGTACAGAGTCCGCTGGCTCATGTCATTCACCTTGTTATGTCGCGGCCCCGCGCCGTCGACTCCTGATATGTAGCGCCCGTGCTAGCACCCGTCAACATTTATTTTCGGGTGCCGTGTCGATTTTCTGCAAGCCCTTATTTCTGCGGCACATCGTCAAAGAGCGAGAGCTGCACCGGCTGCGCATGGACAGGCGTCGACGGGCCGAGGTTGTGCGCGCACCACACCTGCCCGTAGGCGCACTGCGCGTCCCACCAGATGTCGGATTCGATGCCGTCGATGTCCATGCCGATACTCTGCGCAGCCTCGCGCAGCCGAGCGATGGGCCACTGGCTGTTGCGATGCGCGTCGATAGCGTACATCGCCTCAGCCAGTCGCAGCACCTCGTCCCAAGTCATCGACGCGACAATTCCTGCGCGGCCTCGCGACGCGCCTCGGACAGCGCACGCACCGCATCGACCATCGCGTCGGGCAGTTGCTCGTGCGGCTCGCTCTCTACGATGAGCCCGTACGGTGCAGCCGCCCGCACCGTCCAGACGTGGGCGCACGTGCGGTCATCCCACGTGCGGATGATCGTCATACGCTCGATGCAGTGCCGCGCCATCGTCGCGTCAAGCACCGCCGCTGCGTCGACGCCGATCACGACGCCACCTCGTCGCGCCAGACGTGCGCATCGCTCGTCGAGTAGCCGTTCCCATCGCTGTCCCCGTTCCCAGTCCAATCGATCCGCCAGCCGGGCGGCAAGGCGGCAGCGATGCGAGCGAGGTCTCGGGCCGCGTCGTCCCCGCCGTCGTCCGCGATGGCGACGATGTAGCTGCCGTCGTCCTGATAGCTGGCCGACGTCACGTCGCTCACGAGCAGGATCGCCGCCTCGACCGCGGCCACCTCGTCGCGGCTGCTCAGCTCGAGCTCGACGGCTGCGCGCCAGGCAGCGGCGTATGCCTCACGAATCGCAACGAGGCCAAGCCCGTTGACCGTCGCGCGCGAGATGCCGATGCGCGACGCAATCCAGTACAAGCCAAACCGGTCCCAGTGGTCGGCGTTGACTGCGTCGGCGTCGTCGAGGACGTCGGCCGTGCATTCGCCGCTGTTGCGGTCGTCCTCGACCATCGCATCGGCCAGGCGCACGAGGTCGTCGGCGGCGTCGTATTCCGCGACGACGAGGTCCGCGTTCAGCGCATCGACAGTCGTGCCGAGCGCGGCGGCAGCGTGCGCCTGCGATTCGTAGCCTGCATCGCAGGCCATGGCGTCGATCGCGTCGGCGGCATCCATGCCGAGAAACGTGCCGAGATTCTGCGCCGACGTGCGATTCGTGATGGAGTAGAGCTTCATGGTCGTCACCTTGTGTGTAGGGCCATCATCAGGCACCGCGTCACGGTGCGACAAGGGCGCGGGTAGCGCCCTCGTTTCGGCCTGTGCTCAGACGCAGCGCATCGCGGAGACGCGCGCGATCGGTTGCTGCATCGTCGGCTGATAGAACCACTGGCCGTCGCGCTCGTAGATGCGTCCGCCCGCGATATGACCCGGACGCACGCGCCCGCTGTTCGTGTATACTGAACGGCTCACGACAGACTCGACGGTCACGACGCGCACCATCATTGGCGACGTCGACGAGCGCGGCGCGAACGTGATTTCAATCTTGGTGCCCGCCGAGAGGTTCTGGATGTCGATGTTCATGTTCGTCACCTTGTTCGTCGCGTCGCCCCGTGCGCCGCTGACCCCCTATATCTACGCCCGGTGCTAGCACGGGTCAAGAATTATTTTCGCGGTGCGTGTCGATTTTTTTCTGCGGTCATTCTCGACGATTTTGCTCGCGTGCTAGCGCGGACCGTGCTAGCCCGCCGCGCATGACGAAACCATCTGCCTCGCTCCCGGTCTTGTACGCACGCGTCCCAGTCGAAACCTACGCCCTTGCGCAGCTGCTCGCCGGCGAAGGCAAGACCAGCGTCTCGCGCTGGCTCATCGATCTCATCGAGTCGCAGCGCGCGAACCTCGGCGGTCAGCCGCTGCCGCCGTACGCGCAGCCCGTCGCCGCCGAGCACGAGCCCGGCATCGCTGCCGTCGCGCCCGTCAAGCGTGGTCGTGGACGTCCGCGCAAGGTCGTCGCGACTGTTTGCGAGGACGGCCACCAGCGCGCAGCCGAAGCGGCGTGCAGCAGCGGGGATGAGTGATGAACCGCAAGACACGCCGCTCTCTGCTGCTCGACCTTGCGTCACGTCACATCGCCGTCGCTCGTCGTGGCGGTGCGCAAGCTATCGCCGCTCTCCGCGACGCTGCGATCTGCGCGCTGCTCGCAACGCGCGATTCGGACAACGTCGCGCTGCCTGATGACGGCCAGCAGCCCGCAGCGCTGCCCGCTGAGGACGCCGGCGACCCGCGCATCAATGGCAAGGGCGGTGACGCGTGAATCGGTTTCTGGACGACGTCATCATGGGCGCGCTGACCGCGAGCATCATCGTCGGCCTCGGCCTCGATTCGTGCTCGTGCTCATCGCCGCTGCAAGCGCAATCGCGGCCCACGCCCGTCGCAGAGCCCGGCGACCTCGAGGACGTCGCGCGCTGCCTCGTCGCGGAGAACGTGCCGGGCACCGATTGGTCGGCCATCCTCGACGTGCTTGAGCGTCGAGCTCGACGCGCGCACGTATCGGTCGGCCGCATGGCGCGCGCGTATTGCGCCGTGCACCGCGCTGTCACGCCGACGAAGAGGCAGGCCCGCATCCGTGCGCTACCTGCGCCAAACAGCACGCGGCGGCTGCTCGACAGCTACCAGCGCGCCCTCGTCGCTGCGCGTCGCGGCGGTCCAGGCACGTGCACCGCTGACCACTGGGGCGACAGAGGCCACGACACCGCGCGAGCACTGCGCCTCGGCTGGCAGCCCGTCGATTGCGGCGCGACAGCGAATGCTTTTTTTCGACTGCCTTGACGGACGCGCGCGCGTAGTGCTAGCACTCGCGCGAACCAGCAGCCGTTGCAGCGGTGAGCCGCCTGCCGCGTCGACTATCTTCCCCCCCCGTTGCGTTGGCGCAATGGCAGGCGGCTCCGCTGGTTCAATTGATGACCCCTGCAAGGGTCGAGGAGACGGGACCATGAAACAGACATCGATTGATGCGTATCTGGAAGCTGTAGAGTCTGGTGAATTGACGCGGGCGCGTGAGGTCGTGCTTGAGCTGTTGCGCGCAGAGGGGCCGCTCACGGGTCGCGAGGTCGATGAGCGTTTGCGCAGCGTATCTGCGCACAAGCGTTTGTCCGAGCTGCGAAGTCACGGTTACGCGCAGCCGCAGGGACGTCGCCAGTGCCGCGTGTCGGGCCGCTTCGCCGAGCAGTGGGTCGCCTATACGCAGCGCACGACGGGCCCGCACGTGCGGCCGCTGGTGCCATCTGCGAGTGACCTTCGCGCGGCAGCTGCGTTCCTACGCGAGCGTGCGCACGAGGACGACGAGGTGCTGCAGCGCGTTGCGGCATGGCTCGCGCTCAAAGGCGCGCGATGATCGACTCAGTCCAGCGCGCGCGGATATGGGCGCTTATCCGCGCCGACGTCGCAGCGTGCGAGAGCGGCGACTCGCTGCCGCCGTGGTACGGCCAGCCCGAAGACGCGCGTCTCGAGGCTGCGTGGCGCAAGCTCGTCGCCGTCGACGTCAGCGACCGCACGCGGCACATCGACGAGGTGCAGGCCGACCTGCTGCGCGCTCGTGCGGAGTGCGACGTCGCGCTTGCGGTGCGTGATGGCGAGTGGCGTGACGCGCTCGACCAGCCGCGCCCGACGTGGCGGCGGCTCATCGCGGAGATGCGGCGGCTACCAGCGGCAGACCTCGCGCAGTTGTCTCAGAACGACGACACCATGGGTGCGCTTGCACGCTGGGCGCTGCGGCCATCCAATCGCACAAAGAGTGCGGACGTCCGTTGACGCACCTCACATCGTCGCGTAGCGTTGATGCGGCTCAATAGAAATGGGCTCGCGGCGGTGAGACGCCCGAGCCCGTGACCGAGAAAATGGAGGTTTCCCGATGCGGTTTCATATCTCATTTTACGTGGTCCGTCCAGTGCTAGCGCGCGCCTTTGAAGGGCGGATGCACTGATGGTCTGGTTCAGAGTTGACGACGGGTTCCACGACCATCCGAAGGTCGAGGCGTTGCTTACGGGCAAGCACGCGAGCGACGCGATCGCGCTCTGGACGCTGGCTGGATCGTGGTGCGGAAAGCACCTGACCGATGGTGAGATCAGCGCGTCCAAGGTCGCGCGGCTCGGCATCCGGCATCATGCGAAGGCCGCGCAGGAGCTGGTTCGCGTACGACTTTGGGAGGAAACCGAGACTGGTTTCCGCTTCCATCAGTGGACCGAACGACAGGCTGCGCGTGCAGACGTTGACCAAACGCGACGCGAATCAGCCGACAGAATGCGACGGTTGCGCGCTAATCAGCGGGCACGCCGCGAAGAGACGGGCCGCGAATCTATTGATGAATCTGGAAATGTTCGCGCGAACAGCATCGAGCACGTTCGCACGAACGACGCGCGAAGTTCGCGAGTGCAAGTCTCCGAGCGTTCGTCAACCCATTCCATACCATTCCATTCCGTACCATACCAAAACCAAAACCAAGACACCGCGCCTGCTCGCGAGACACTCGCGAGTGTGGGGCGAGACATTGACGAGACACTCGCGACACCCTCGCGCCTGACCTGTACCTCCGACCTCCGACCTGTACCAGCGATCACAACCCCGACGACGGTGGACGAGTCGCTCCGCTTCCCCGATCCAGATGCAGAAAATTTCAACGAGCGCGATCTTGAGCGTGCTGTCAGCGACGTGCGTGGTACGGAATGGAGAATCCCAACCGCTCCTCACCATCGTCGACAAGCACGCGAGACGGCTGCGCTGATCATGGCCTTCGCCCATAAAGGCGGATACGACCCGCACGCAATCGCGAGAGCGGCCTACGACGAGTGGCGGAAGGCGTCGAAGTCGATCGATCCGATGGTGTGGTGCGCGGACTGGGCTGTGAAACTGCCGCCACCACCGAAGAAGCAGGAGAAGTGGCGTGACCTCGAAGGCTGAGCAGCTCTGCGACGTCAGCGCCGAGCGTGCGCTGCTCGCCGCGATGCTGGCCGATGCGCGCGTTGCAGACGCGTACGGCTGCCCCGCTGATGCCTGGACCGTGCCGCTACACGAGGCCGTCGCGAACGCCGTGCGCAGCCTGCTAGACGCGTCCCTGCGCGTCAGCGAAGCCACTGTCGTCTCGCACCTCCGACAGCGCCAGCAGCTCGACGCGCTCGGCGGTCCCGACGTCGTGTACGCGTTGTCCACTGGCGGCGCGCTGCTCGTCGACGTCGCGGTCGTCCACGCACGCGTGCTCGCGCTCGCAGGGCTGCGTCGCAAAGAGCGGCACCTGCTAGACGCGCTTGCGGCCGTGCGCACCGAGAACGTCGCGGGCGCTGCCGTTCACTGCGCAGCCGCGCTCGAGGACGACGCAGCGTCGAGCGTCGAATCGTTCTCGCTTGCGGAGGGCGTCGAGCGAGCCTACCTGCGCGCCACCAGCACCGACCAGATCGGACTGGTGCCGACAGGTATCCGCGCCGTCGACGAGGCTATCGCGGGCCTCGGCCCCGGCGACCTCGCCATCGTCGGAGCAGACACCAACGTCGGCAAGTCGTCGCTGGCGCTGACGATGGGCGAGAAGCTCGGCGCGCAGAAGTTGCTGCTTGGATACATCAGCATCGAAGACCCGCGCCAGCTCATCGAGGACCGTCTGCTGTCGCGATTCTCGCGCGTCAGCGGGCACGCTATTCGCGCCAAGCAGCTGAGCTACGAAGACCACGAGCGCATCGCGCACGCCGTCGCCACAACGCGGCAAGCGGGACCGACTGCGGGATTCATCACGAGCTGCATCCCCGGCGCGACTGACTCCGACGTCGTGCGCGAGATGGCGCGGCTCGTGCGCGTCATGCACTGCGACGTCGTCTTCGTCGACTACGCGCAAGCCATCACGTGCTCGACTAAAACCGAGAACACGCGTCTCGAGGTGCGCACCATCGCGTCGCGCATCAAGGCCGCTGCGTCGCGACTCGGCATCCCGGTCTGGCTTGCATCGCAACTCACCGTTGAGCGCGGCGAGGGCAAGGAGCCCGGCAAGCACGACCTGCGCGACTCACGCGACCTCGCGCACCTCGCGGAGCTCGTCATCGTGCTGTGGCGCAAAGAGGAGCAGGACAGCGCCGTCGTGCACGGCCGCATCGTCAAAGGCAAGACGGGCGGCAATGGCGTCACGTTCCAGTTCAAGCGCGGCGCGGGCGGCAGTCTCAAAGAGGTCGACGCCGTCGAGGATTCAACGTTGTACACCGACCGGCGAGGCCGCCGATGAAACCGCACACCTGGAAGATCGACGGCGTGCTGGAATGGGGCGAGCCGCGTCGACGCTGCGCGAAGTGCGGGATGCTCGCTCACTGGATTGGCGCGCGCGAGGCGTGCCCGTGGATGATTTCGCAGCGTGCCGGCGACGAGCGCACGACGCTCGCAGCGGACATCACTTGCTGGCCGGGGCCGTACAAGCACAACGCATGGCGCACGTGCAAGCGCTGCTCGGCGCGATTCAGGCAGCCAAAGCGGTACAGGGCGCTCGCCTACTGCGGGCCAGTCTGCGTGCGCGAGCATGAGCGCGAGCGCAATCGCGATCACGTGGCGGCGCATTACGCACGCAAGCGCGAGGCAAGGTGCAATGACGCGTGATGACATCGACGAGCGCGTTGCGTACCTGGCGCACGATTGGACGCACGACGGCGTGCGCGAGGTCGGCGGCGAACGCCATCGATGCGTGCGTTGCGGTGCGCTGCGCCACTGGCCTTTGAGCGCGGAGTCGTGTGCCACCATTCTCGAACAGCGCCCCGAAATCGACCACGACACTCCACCGCTATTCGCCGACCAATGGCCCGGCCCGTTTGCGCGGCATCCAACGGTGACGTGCGCGATTTGCGCGCGAGCGTTTCGGCGACCAATCGGATACGGCAACGCGTCGACGTGCAGCTCGTTGTGCAAACAGACCAAGGACCGGCGTCGCCGCGCAGAGCGGCAACGCATCAAGCGGGCTTTACAGCGAGTGCAGCGATGACCGACGACGACGAGCTCGAGGACGTCGGCGTGTATCTCGCGCACGACTGGGAGCTAGAAGGCGTGCGCGAGGTTGGCGGCAAGCTGCGTCGCTGTCGTCGCTGCGGCGTGCTCCAGCACTGGCCCGCTGCGGAGTCGTCGTGCTCGTCGGTGCTGTTGCACCAGCCAGCAGGCGATGTCGCGCAGGGGCCGCTACACGAAGGCCAGTGGACAGGACCGTATGCGGCGGGACCATTGCCGACGTGCGTTGTCTGCTCGCGCGCGTTTAGACGTCCAGTCATGAACACACTCGGCAAGACCTGCTCGTCGGCGTGCGCGGCCGAGAACAAACGCATCGCCAATCGTCGCGCGCGACTGGCAGCAAAGGCACGCAACGCATGAGAAAGCACGTCTTCTACGATGACGGCAAGACGCTTGACGGCGACCCGCTTCGTCGGTGCTATGGCTGCGGAGTCGCAGCGCATTGGCCTGCTGCGCAGGACGACTGCAACGCGGCATTTTTCAAGAGCGGCGTGCCTATCATGCCGCGCGACGGCACGACGAAGTGGCCTGGCCCATATCGCAAGGAAGCGCCGACGAAGTGCGGGCACTGTGGCGAGCTGTTTGTGCGCGCGAAATACCAGCACCGCGTGCGCTACTGCGGGCCCGTCTGTTCGGTGGCTGTTGCCAAGGTACGCCACAACGAAGGCCGCAAGCGCTGGCCGAGCGCGAGGCATCGATGACGCCGCGCTTGCACGCTGCTACGCTTGCGCGCGCCATGCGGCTCATCATCTTCGGAGGCTGTGGGACGTGCCCGTTTGCGGCGACCGACATCATCGGTGAGTCGGCCGACGCGCTGCGCATCGAGCACGCCTGTCGCGTCAAGGACGACCGCATCATCACGGCAAGCGATGACCTCGCGACTGAGCCGCCTATGGTGCCGCCGCGCTGGTGCCCTATGCGGCTTGAGCAGATTGTGGTGCAGCTCGACATTGCACCGGATAGGACTTCGAACTGATGGCCGGTCAACTCCCAGCGCAGTGCAGGCGTCACCCCGGTTTCGTCGCGGGCAAGTGCGGCGCGTGCGAAATCGCGAAGAACCCCGCAGCGGCCACGGCTGAGAAGCGCATGAGCCCGACGCACGCCAAGCACTTCGGGCGCACGTCGCAGCAGTCGCGAGAAGCGCGCGAGCAGTACGAGGCAGACGCTCGAGCTCGACGCGAAGAGCATCTGCGGCAGGAGGCAATGTCCGCGATGCAGGGCAAGGCGCGATGACTCTCGACGTCCGCTTCGTCGTGCCGGGCCCTGTCGTGCCGTGGCAGCGCGCGGCCAGCATAATTGACGAGGCGCAATAATGAGTACTCTCGGCAATCGCGTCATTGTCGCAGACGCCTTGGAGTTTCTACGCGGTGAACCGTCCGAGTCCTACCATTTCATTTACGTCGATCCGCCGTATTTCAGCCAGCGGTTTTTCGGTGAGTTTGACGATCGGTGGGATTCGGTCGAACAGTACATCGCGGCGCTCCAAGCGCAGTTTCGGGAAGCCCATCGGGTGCTGCGCAGCGACGGCAACCTGTGCGTCCATGTCGATTGGCACTGCGCGCATCGGGTTCGGCTGGCGCTTGAAGAGGTTTTCGGCGAGGACAACTTCCGAAACGAAATCGTCTGGTGCTATGCGTCGGGCGGCGCAAGCCCGCGCCATTTCTCGCGCAAGCACGACAACCTGTTTGTGTACGCAAAAGATTCAAAGCGGTGTAAGTTTCACACGCTTCGCGAGCCGTATCCGCGCGATTACGGCGGGCGGCCCGGATTTCACCCCGAAGGTCGGATGATGAACGATTGGTGGCAGATCGGCATTCTGTCTACGACCGCCAAAGAGCGCACCGGATATCCCACGCAAAAGCCTATGCAATTGCTGCAAAGGCTTGTGCAGGCGTACACCGACGAAGGGGATCGCGTACTCGACTACAACTGCGGCAGCGGTACAACGGGCGTCGCAGCTATGTCGCTAGGCCGACGCTGCACGCTGGTAGACAGAAACCCGATAGCGATCGACATCGCACGCGAGCGGATGCAACGGCAGGGATGGTTACATGAATCTTGATGTCTGCTTCACCGTGCCCGGCCCTGTTGTGCCTTGGCAACGCGCCGCATCGGTGGGCACGCGCCGCTTCACGTCGACGAAGCAACGCAGCTACCAGCGCACCGTGCGCCTCGTGGCGATGGCATCGCGACCGCGTGGGCCGTGGTTGCCGTCGAAGGCATCGCGCTATCGCGTGGACATCGACGCGTATCTGCCCGACGAGCGCCGCCGCGACCTCGACAACATCGCAAAGACCATCCTCGACGCGCTCAACGGCGTGCTCTACCTCGACGACAGCCAAGTGGTGACGCTGCTCGTCGCGACGCATATCGACCGCGCAGAGCCTCGCGTCGTCGTCGCCGTGCGCGAGGTCGAGCGCGAGCAGGTAGCCCCGCCAAAGAGCCGCCAGCGCGCCGCAAAGGTGGTCGCGTGAAGCGGCCTGCGCGCAGCCTGCTTAGCATCGACGTCCGACAGGTGCTTGCCGAGCACGTCGCGGAGGTCGAGCTCGTCGCGAGCCTTGAGGCCGCGCCCGTCATCGACCCGGCTATCGCACGCCTCGACGACCGCGCCATCGAGACGATCAGCGCCGAGCACTCGGCTCGTCGCGCGCGACTGGCAGACGAGGCGACACGCATGGCGCTGCTCATCCTCGCTCGCGAGTCAAAGGGCGAGTCACCACGCCCGCCGTTCCGTGGCGTGCTCGGCGCGTTGCGCGCTCTCGACGAGGTGCGCGTCGATGGTGCGCCCGTGCGCTCGTCGTCGTCGCCGTCGCGCTTTGAGCCAGAGCATCGCGGCGCAGGCGGCACGGCATCGGGCGATGTCGCGCAGCGTGCCGTCGAGCGCATCGCGCCGGTGTCGCGCCTGTGGGCGCAGTGCTTGGCGCAGGGTTGGACGCTGACCACGTTTCCCGCGCTAGCACGGCTGACAGCCGAGCAGGCCCGCGAGGTCTGCATATGGGCGACGCTCGGCATACCAGGCGCGCGCGTCCCGCTACAGCACCCGCAGCCGATGCGCGGCGAGGGCGCACGGCAGAAGCAGCCGCGCTACAAGCTCGCAGTCCGCGGCAAGCCACGCGTCGGCGAGGACGTCGACCCCTTCGATGACCCATCACCACGCGACGTCGCCGAGCACGCGAGCACGGTGTTCGGCGTCGAGGTGCCGGTGGGACACGTCGTCGCACTCCGACGCGAGGGCATCGGCGAGCTATATTCACGGCTGGCAGGGCGCGGGCTGATACCGCGAGATGGGAGGCTGGACGCTATGGCAGCGACACGAGCGACGCCGTGGGACGTCGAGGGATGGAAAGAGATTGCGAGCACGCTGGGATGCTCGGAGCGCACTGCGCAGCGCGTGGCGTCGCGACCGGAGCGGCCTGCGCCGACCTATCGCACGTTTGTCGGCGTCGTGGCCGTGCGCGCAGAGTTGGCCGAATGGATGCGCGGCGAGATGAAGCGATGAGCCTTGACGCGATTAGTCGCGACGAGTCGCAACGGGGCCAGTTGAACGGCTTGCGTGATGGTGAAATGGCGCTCTCACTTAGAATCGCGAGGCGAGACGTCACCTGATGGCACGACCGAGCGTCATCACCGAAGCCTTCACGAAGCGCGTATGCGCACGAGTGAGAGCGGGATTGCGTCTGCAATCGGCGCTTGAGGCCGAAGGCGTCGACAAGCGGAACGCTGAGTACTGGAAGCGCGAAGCCGAGCGGGGCAACCAGCTATACTCGGAGTTCCTCGCGGCTGTCGCTCGCGCTCGCGCAGAGTTCGAGGCCGAGACGCTCGACGTCATCCGGCTGCAAGCGACGCCTACCGATAACGGCGAGATTCAGGACTGGAAGGCGCGAGCGTGGATGCTTGAGCGCATGATGCCTGACGCATACGCGCCGAGTCAGACGATGGTGCTGAAAGCGCAGGACCAAGCGGCGCAGGACGTCCTCGAGGTCGCGCGCGAGGTGTTGCCGTCGCAGTGGTACGCGGCGCTGCTGGCGGCGCTGGCGGGCGTCGGCGAGGGTGACGCGCAGGGCGACGCCGACGAGGGCGACGAGGCGCACTGATGGGGCAGGGCGGCTACGTCCGCGAGCAGATACGTGCGCGGAAGTTACAGCGGGCGAGGGGCAGTCTCGCAGCGCAGGCGGCGCTTAGGCTGGCAGAGCTGAGGCAGGCAGAGTCGCCGACGAAGCGCGACCTTCGCGCGCGCCTGCCGCTCGTGGAGTACGTGCCCGCGCTGTCGCCGCGCTGGTCTGCGCCGCATCACCTCGCGCCAGTGGCCGAGCTCTTCGAGCGCGCGCTGCGTGGCGAGACGGTGCGAGCGTGCGTCAGCGTCCCTGCGCAATTCGGCAAGACCACGCTGATTCAACACGGCATCGTGCAGATGCTCAGCCGTAACCCGACGTGGCCGGTGGTCTACGCAAGTTACAGCGCGGACTTCGCGCACGACCGCAGCAAAGAGATTCGCGACCTCGCGCGTGAGGCTGGGCTTGCGCTGCGCGACGACACGAGCGCGGCTGGACGCTGGCGGCTGGTCGAGGGCGGTGGCCTGCTCGCAACGGGCATCGGCGGGCCGCTGACTGGATATGCCGCGCAAGTCGTCGTCGTCGATGACCCGCACAAGAATCGCGAAGAGGCTGAGTCGCGACGCGAGCGCGACAAGGTCGAGGACTGGCTGCGCTCGACGGCGCTGACGCGCATCAGCCCGACAGGCTCGTGCATCGTCGTGCATACACGATGGCACCCTGACGACCTCATCGGCAGGCTCGAGGCTGACGGCTGGCAAGTCGTCAACCTCCCGGCCATCAACGAGCACGACGAGTCGCTGTGGCCGTCGCAGAGGCCGCGCGAGTTCCTGCGCCAGCGCGAGCGCGAGGTGGGCCCATACGAATGGGCGGCGCTCTACATGGGCCAGCCTCGAGCGCGTGGCGGCGCTGTGTTCTCTGCGACGCCGACGACGTACACGCAGCCGCCCGGCGAACTGACGCGCGGCATCGGACTCGACCTCGCGTACAGCGCGCGGACGTCGGCAGACTGGTCGGTCGCGGTCGTGCTCGGCAAGCACGGGCAAGGCGCGGAGGCGCGTTACTACGTGCTCGACGTGCTGCGTGCGCAGATGCGCGCCAGCGACTTCGCGCAGCAGCTCGCAGCGTTTCGCGCGCGATGGCCGCACACGTCGTCGCGCATCTACGCAGGCGGCGCAGACCGTGGAGCGCTCGACTTCCTCGCGCTGCCGCCACCACGCGGCGTCGGATTGCAGGTCGAGATCAAGAGCGCAGTCGGCGACAAGTATTCGCGCGCGACTCCGCTGGCAGCAGCGTGGAACGCGGGCCGCGTGCTTGTGCGTGAGGGCGCTGCCTGGACGCCTGACCTCTGCGACGAGATTGCACGATTCACCGGGCAGAACGATGCGCATGACGACCAAGTCGACGCGCTCGCAGCAGCGTTCGATTTGCTCGCGGAGATGCACGCGGGCTCGCCAGTCGCGAGCGCTGGTCGACGCATGAGCGCGGACCTCGCGCAAGACTTTGCGCCGCCGCAGCGCGGTCGCAAGAATTACTGGGGCTGACGCCCTCGGAGCAATACCGATGTCGAAGCCTCGCAAGCCACGCACCGTCGCAGCAGCAGCGACACCGGAGCCGATGGGCCCGGTTGTGCGTATTCCTGAAATGGGCCGCATCGTGCGCCCGCAGTCGCTGTCGGCGATCAGCGGTCGTGCGCTTCAGCCCGTCTCGCCTGGACGCATCAGCACTGCGCTGCGCGAGCTCGACTTCGGGAATTACGAATACTGGGCCGATATGGCGACGCAGATGCGCCGTGACCCAGTCGTGCGTCGTGCGTACGCGACGCGCCGCTCGTCGGTGGCTGGCCGTGCATTCGCAGTCAAGGCACCGCCCGACGTCGCACCTGAGATGCGCGGTGCAGCCGAAGAACTGGTGCAGCTGACAAAGGAATGGCTCAATAGCCTCGAGGCTCGCGAGACGTTCCTGATGCGCGTGCTCGACGGCATCGGCATGGGTATCTCGGTGCACGAGTTGGTGTGGTCGCGCGTGAATGGCGCGTGGATGCCGCAGCCGGTGCCGGTGCAGACTCGCAACTTGCGATATGCGCAGGACTGGACTCTCGAGGTCCGCGACTACGACTACAACTGGTACAACACCGTCAACTTCCCCGCGAAGTTCTTGACGCACGTTCCATGGACGGACCCCGGTCGTCCGATGGATCAGGGCGACTTCCTCGCGTGCGTTTTTTACTGGATGTTCAAAAGGAATGTTTGGACATTTTGGTTGATTGGGGCTGAGCGTTTCGGCAATCCACTCGTTCTCGCGCAGATGGCCGCATCGTCGGATACAGCGCAGCGGCAGCGCATCCTCGACGACCTCCAGCAGCTCACGGCCGACAGCGTCGGCGTCACGTCGGGCACGAGCAACATCGAGGTCATCAGCCCTGCGGCGGCTGGCTCGACGGCAGTTTGGAAAGAGCTGCGTGACTCGCTGAATCAAGAGATCTTCCTGTCGCTCGGCGTCAGTCCCGACCTCTACCTCAGCGGCGCAAACGGCTCGCGCTCGAGCACGGAGACGCGCGACGGCGTGCGCCTCGAAGGCAGCAAGCTCGATGCGACGCTGATGTGGGGCAGCATCACGCGCGACGTCGTGCGCTGGCTTGCGTACTACAACCTGCGACGCGCGGATATCCCGTTGCCGCAGATCACGACGCTCTTCGACGACACGCTGCCGATCACGCCTGATGCGATCAACGTCGGTGCGGTGCGCATCAACGAAGTGCGCGCGTCGCTGGGCCTGCCTGCGTGGAGCGCGGAGGACGGCGGCGAGAACATCGCGAAGCCTGCGGCCGTCGCTGCACCGATGCCTGGCGTGCCCTTCGAGGACGCGCCGCCTGCGCCGCCTGCTATCGAGACGCCCGCCGCTGACACGCTCGGAGGTGCGTCTGCGGCCTCCCCTTTCCCGACATCAGTAGCCTCGGCGGGTGGGATGCCTCAATTGTCGACGATGCGCTCGACATGGCCGACGTCCGCGCCCTCGCCGACGAAGCCGAAAAGACGCGCGTACGCGCGGTCATAGGCCGTCCGTACGTCGTCGCGGCTGAGACGACCCTCGATGCGGTCGCGCTCTTCACGCCCGTACGCGAGGCCATTGCGGCCGCTGCTGGCGGTGCTGCTGGTCCTGCGTCGGCAGAGGATGCGATTCGCGAGGTGCTCGCCAGCTACAAGGGCGACCCGCAGCTCGAAGCGCTGATTTACGAAGCGAGCGTCAAGTCGGACCTCGCTGGCCAAATGTTCGTGCGCTTGGTCGAGCTCGACCCGATGGGCGCGCAGCGGCAACTCGCAGTCGACCTCAGACCGGCATTCCTCAAGATGCCTTTCAACGAAGCCGTCGCCTTCTGGCGCGAGCGTGGCGGTGATCCGGCAATCCTCGAGGAAGTGCTGCGCGCGTATCGGCGGCGCGCTGCGACTGCCACCGACGAGCAGCTCGACGTCATCTCGCGACGCGCTGTCGAGGAACTGCGGCGTACGCTCGACGAGGGGAACACGCTGCGCGAGTTTCAGCGCGCTATCACCGAGCAATCCATCACGCTCGGCATCGCGCCTGCGGACCCGTCGTATCTCGAGAACGTCTACCGCACCAACGTCGCGTCGGCGTATGGCGCTGGCCGCTGGACGCAGATGAACGATCCCGACGTCATGGAGGCGCGGCCCTATCGGCAGTGGCTGACCGCTGAGGATTCGCGAGTACGTGCAGAACACGCGGTTATGAGTCGTGTCGTATGGCGTGCGGACAATCCGGCATTTAGCGTCATCGCGCCGCCCGGTGGTTTTCAGTGTAGGTGCAGTCTCGTGACTGCGTCGCAAGAGGAGTTTGACGAAGAGGGCCTCGCGCGATTCTTCGTTACCAGCGTGCCTGCTGGATTCGTGATGACGCCTGGATTCGGCGCATCGTCTTTCGTGAGGTGACCATGGCATCGAAACACACTGCGACGGCCTACGCGAACAAGCGCATCCTCGCGCTGCGTGCGCAGCTCGGCGCGTTCGCCGACGTCGCCGTCAAGCCCGCGATGAAAGCACCGCTGCTCGGTGATGACGCTGCGTGCTCGTGGGTCGAGATGGCCTACGAGAGCGCGTGGAACGGCCACCCCGCCGGGCCCTTCGAGTTCAATCGCGCGGTGTTCGAGGACATCAAGCGTCTCTACGATGCGAGTGAGCAACCGGTGCCCGTGCTGTGGGGCCATCCTCGCCATGACCTCGGCGTGCCCATCGACGCGGCGGGCTGGATTCAAGCGCTTGAGATTCGCGACGGCGCAGACGGCGTCGAGCTGTGGGGCTATGTCGAGTGGACGAAGGACGCGGCCGACCGCATCGCGCTCGGTGCGCAGCGCTTCTGCTCTGTCGTCGTCGATTTCGCGCCGATTGACCGCGCGACTGGCGAGGTCGCCGGCCTCGCTGAGCTGTACGAACTCGGGCTCACGCCGAGTCCATTTCTGCCGGGCATGACGCCCATTACTCTCTCCCGCGTCGGGACTCCCGCGCGGAAGTCCACGACAAGGAGTCTCGCAATGGATCCGAAGAAAGTCCTCTCATCGATCGCTGCTGCACTTGGACTCGCGAAGGACGCGTCGCCTGAGAAAATGAAGAAGGCGTTTGACGCGCTTGTCGCGCTCGCGAACGCGATGGCCGAAGAGCAGATTGCCACCATCGAAGAGCCCGCCGTCGCGATTGCCGATGGCGAGGGCGTCGCCGAGATGATGTGCGGCCCGAAGAAGGTCAAGGGCATGGCTCGCATCGCGCAGTCGGTGCGTGCGCTCGCTGAGGTCATGGCTGAGCCGGTCGAGATGCCGGAGGTCGAGACGCTCGCAGAGGAGTCGACGGAGGCCGCTGGCCAGATGATTCTCGGCAAGCTCGTCGAGGCGACCGGGCTCGACGAGGCTGGTGTCGTCGCGGCTATCATCGAGAAGCTCGACCAGATTGCGGCGACGCTCGTCGCTGGTCCGGTGTCGGGCATGAGCACCGACGCGGGCGCGCAGCTCATGCGCACGACGACGGAGCTTTCGGCGCACAAGGCGCGCGCGGTCGAGCTCGCGGCGACGGTCGCGACGCTGCAGGCGCAGGTTGCGGAGCTGTCGCAGGAGCGTGCGGCGCGTCAGGCTCTCGAGCGCAAGGCGCGCATCGAGGCGTCGTTCTCGCGGCTGCTCAGCGAGGGTCGCGTCACCGACGCGCAGCGCGAGGCGTTCACGCAGGCCAGCGAGCAGAACGAGAAGCTCGCGCTCGACATCTACAGCGCGCTTCCCGCGACTGCGCAGCCGCCTGTCGGCGCGATGGTCACCGGCGCGAAGGCCGCGCGCGAGAACACGGTGTCGAAGCTCTCCGCGAGCAGCGACCCGCTTGTCAACATTTTCCGCAACGATGCCAAGGCCGCGGGCCTTCGTGGCAAGGCTGCGGATGACCATGTCGCCGTGATGCTGTCCAAGCACGCGGCTCGCAATTCCAACGCGTGACGCGCGTCGGTTCACCCGCTCAATAGGAGATCACCATGGCTGCACTCACCGCAATGACCGCGCGTCAGACGCGCAACGATTCGCTCGCTTCCTACGCCACCTACACCTGCACGACCGGCACGACCATCTACGAGGGCAGCCTCGTGATGGTGACGACCGCGACGGGCCTTGCGCTTCCCGGCGCTGATACCGCCTCGTGCACCTTCGTCGGCATCGCGACCGAGACGGTCACGTCGGCCGCCGCTGGCGCGACCATCAACGTCAAGTACGGCCACGAGGAGCTGCTCGGCGCGGCCTCGTCGCTCGCTGCTGTCACCGGCGCTGCGTGCGTCATCAGCGACTCGGACCTCGTCACGACCGCCGCTGCGGCGACCAACGACGTCAAGGTCGGTGAGGTCGTGCAGGCCGTTTCCACCACTGCTGCGTGGGTGAAGATCCGCGGCGCATCGCCCGCGTGATCACTGACGCACTAACCATCTCACTCACGGAGCACACCAATGTCTGACTCTTCACACGTCATCAATCAGACCGCGATTGACGCGGCCGCAACGGTTTTTCGCACCATGGCCGACGAGCTGTTCACCAGCTCGGCCGATCAGGGCCTCGTCAACGCGCTCTGCGAGACGATTCCCGCGGACGGCGGCACGACCACGTCGATCATCCTTGAGGATTTCTTGGGGAACTGGCTCGAGTTCGACGGCGCGCGCCAGACCGGCGTGAGCCGCGCGTATCGCCTAAACGTGCTTCTCACCACGTGGGCGGTGCAGCTCAAGGTTCGTCGTCGTGACGCGGAGTACGATCGCAGCGGCATCGTCGCGGCGCGCGTGCGCAAGTTCATGAGCGCGGCGCAGTCCTACAAGGACTTCGTGCTGCATCAGGGCCTCTTCCTCAACAGCGGTGACGGCCCTGTCGGCTTCGACGGCGTCAACCTCTTCTCGACCGCGCACCCTAACGGGCCGAGCGGCAACCAGAGCAACAAGACCACGTCGGCGCTCTCGCCGCTGACCTTCGACACGGCGTTCGCGTCGATGACGAGCCTCCAGCGCGAGAACGGCGAGCCGTTCCGCATCGTGCCGCGTTACCTCATCGTCGGCCCGAAGAACCGCCTCGTTGGCGCGGAGATCACGAAGATGGACATCCGTGGTCGCAGCGTCGCAAACACCGGCCTTGAGGCTGGTGCGGCGGTCGTCGCGAGCGCGGGAGTCTCCAACGCGTACAACGGCCTCGTCGACCTCATCGTCGACCCGCGCCTCGTCGGCACGCAGGACGACTACTGGTACCTCGTCGGTGAGGGCCCTGGCGGCGCGAAGCCGATGTTCTTCGTCGAGGGCGCGGCTCCGCGCGAGCAGCTCGACATCGACCTCAGCAGCCCGACCGTCATGCAGAACGACGCGCTGACCTTCGGCCTCATCGCCGATGGCCAGTACGCGGCCGGGATGTGGCCCTGCATCTACGGCGGCATCCTCTGACGGCCTAGCGCTCACGCTCTGAGCGCATCACAGACCATGCGAGTCGCAGTCGCGCGCGAGCGTGATGGCGGGTGCAACTCCCGCCGATGGTCCCGCTGCATATCGCAGCGTTCATCATGAGGAGATGAAGATGGAATACGATCACGCCACGCCATACGGGCACGTCGCGAGCAACGCGCGTCCTGAGTCGCGCCTGCTGGTGCGCGTCACCGTGCGTCCCGGCCATATGGGCCAGATGCTCAACGACGGTCGCGTCTACCCGTCAGGCACGCACGACATCCAGATTTACCGCAGCGAGTTGCCTGCGTTGCAGAAGCTCGTCGAGACGCGCGAGTCTGACTACCAGTCGTGCGTCGCGAACCTCTCGACCTATGTCGCGGACTGGTGCGCGCAGACCAAGCGCAGCGAGGCCGAGTGTCCGATCAGCGCTGAGTCGCAGTTCCGGCAGATCACGCTGCGGGACGTGCTCCCGCTGCAAAAGGTCGAGGTGCTGCGCGAGCTCGACACCATCGAGATCGAGCACGAGCGCAAGCGCGCTGCGGCCATCGCGGAGACGGCTGCGCAGGTCGCGTCGCCGGGCGCGAACGACGCGGTGCTTGGCGGCATCGTGTCGGCGCTTGAGAAGCTGAACGCGAAGCTCGACAGCGTCGCGCAGCAGAGGCGCGGCTGATGGCTGGCGCGCGCCGCAAGGCTAAGGCCGACGCTGACGCACAGCAGCCTGCACAGGACGTCGTAGACGCTGCGCCCGTGCCTGCGCCCGTCGCCGTCGCACAGCCTGCGGTGCGCGCTCCTGTCGCGGCTGGCGAGCGCGTGCGCTTCACGACTGTCGCAGGCGTCTCGTGCGACGCCGTCGTGGTCCGCGTCGACTGGGTGAACGGCATCGAGCTCCGCGTGCGCAAGCCGAGCGGCCTGACGTTCGTCACCTTTGCCGACGAGGGCGAGGGCCCCGGCACCTTCCAGCGAGGCTGATATGGCGTTTCTGACCGACGCATACATCGAATCGATGCTAGGTGGCGGCACGCGTGGTCCCGCGCAATACGCGGCCATTGCGAGCGACGCAGGCGCACGCTCGGCGTACATCGCTGCGGCCGATGCGACGGTGCTCTCGGCCTGCCGCAAGGGCGGCTATTCGTCGGTCAGCCTGTCGCCGCAGGTGCCGTCGAGCGGCGATGCGTTCGAGCTGCTGCGCCTCATGTCTTTCGGCGTCTGGCTCAAGACCGCGTCGTTCTACGCGCGCGGCGTCGAGATCCCCGCGACCATCGTGGCGACGGTGCCTGACCCGTCGTCGCTGTACGCGACCGATGGTGTGCGCATCGACCTGCCCGGCCTCGACCGCGACCCGCTCGGCGGCGACGGTGGCGCGGACATCATCAATGGCACCGAGCTCACCAGCAGCGAGCGCGTGTTCTCGACGCGGTCGCTGATTCTGTTCTGATGGGCGTCTCGTATCCCGGTGGCAAAAGCCCCGACAAGGCGGCGCGTGCGTGGGGCGCGATGATGCGGCGCACGACTGACCTCGGGCCCGCGATGAAAGTCGGCGCGGAGTCGGTCAATCGGTTGCTCAAGACATCGTTTCAAGAGAGCCGCACGCCGACCGGCACGGGCTGGAAGCCGCTTGACCCTGAGACGGTCAAGCGTCGCCGCAAACAGTCGAGCAAGCCACTGATCGATACAGGTGTGCTGCGCAACTCGACCTACGCTCGCGGCGGTGCACGCACCATCTACTTCGGCACCAACATCGGCTACGCAGGCTTTCAGCAGTTCGGCACGCGATACATCCCCGCGCGACCGTTCCTGCCAATTACGCGCTCGGGCGAACTCATCAACGACGCAGGCCCTGCGAAACTCGTGTTCGACCGCATCTTCCAAAGCGTCGGCAACTACATCGTCAACGGAAAGCTGGTGCGCTGATGGCTGCTGTCGACGACGTCGCCATTCGCCGCGCGCTGCGCGAGGTCTGCGAGGGCACCATCGCGGGCGTGCGTGCGCTGACGCCGGGCCTGCTGTCTGCCGACATCGCTGGCGGTGCGAGCGACCTGACGCTCTCGCGTCGTGGCGTCGCGGTGCCGCGCGTCGATATCGCCGTCGCGTATCCGATGCTCGACGAGCGCCCGCAGCAGCCGTCGAATATCTGGATGCGCGGCATCGAGGTCACGCTGACCTACACGTACCTGCTCGAAGCGCAGACGCTGCTCGCGCCGGAGTATCAGGCGATCAAGAGCACGGCGGCTGAAACGAGCGACCTCGTGGCGCAGGCGTACGCATGGCCCGGCAAGCTGACGACGACGAGCGCTGGTGTCGCAACGGGCATCGTGTCGGGCGTGCTTGCGTGGCAGGGCACGACGGTTGTCCGCGATGATGCGCCGCGCTCTGGCGAGACTGAAGGCGGCGGGCTCTACCAGCTCGAGCAGCGATACACCGGCGTCGTGCTGACCGCAGCGGCAATCACCTAGGAGAACCAGATATGACCGTTCAAGTTTCTGCGCTCGGGCGTACGCGAATCGCTGCCGAAGCCGCGTTTGCCGTCGACGAATCCGGCACGCCTGCGAACTTCCTCGACCTGCCAATCGTCGAGAATAGCGGAACGTTCGTTCCGCTCACCGAGCATCTTGAGCCGATGCTGCAACAGCAGTATCTGCACAGCTTCACCAACTCGAAGATGGTGCTCGCGAAGAAGTCGAGCACGCTCGCGCTGCAGACGTACCTTGCAGGCACTGGCGCACCGCAGGACGGTAACAACGCGTGGTCGACGACGTGGGCGCTTGGTCGTCTGCTGTCGGTGCTGATGGGCGCTGTTCAGCAGGGTACGCCGCAGGCTGCCGCAACGACGGTGCAGGCTGGCTCTACGACGTCGTCGGTCAATGTCACGGCCGGGCACGGCAATACGCTCGGCTCGCCTGGCGGCGCGTATGCGGTGCGCATCCAGTCAACGGGGCTTTACGAAGCGCGTGAGATTCTGTCGTGCACGGCTAACGCAGTCGTGCCTAAGGTCGCGCACAGCTCGGCTCCGGTGGCGGGCGAGCCGATTATCTGGGCAACGACGTTTGGCCTGACGAACAATCAGGCGGGGCTGCTGTCGACGCTGCAATTCATCATTGAGGGCGCGGAGAGCGGCGATGAGTACGTCGGTCTTGGGATGCAGGGCACGCTCGCGATCGACATCACGCAGGGGCAGATCGCAAAGCTGTCGGCCAATCTCACCGGCGCGTCGTGGGTGCGTAGCGCCGCATCGCTTGCGGCGTCGACCATCACGGACTTCTCGCCGATTGCGCACATGACGTCCGAGCTCATCCTCGGCACCGGCACCATCACGTCGACGCAGACGCGTAACCTCGTTTCGCACTCGTCCTCAACGTGGACGCCGGGCTTCGCGAATCTGCCAGTGACGTCGCCGGAAGGGCCTGCGTCGAGCGGCATCATCGGCTGGAAGCGTGCACGCGGTCGCGCCATCACCGGGCAGGTTCAGGTCTACGACGACACCGCGACCAACTGGATCACAGCCGACACGAATCGCACTGACCTGTCGCTGTTCCAGCAAGTCGGCATGACGACGTCGGGCATCGTGCTGCTCAGCGCGCCAACCGTGCAGCTCTCGGTGGTGCCGCCGCGCACGCCTGCAAACGACCTGTACGGCTTTCTCGTCTCGTGGGCTGGCCGCAACGACGAAGCCATCGCGTCGCCGTCCACGGACGTGCAGCGCAGTGCGTTCCGAATCCACATCTTCTGATAGCCACACCCGCAGAACTGCGCTTGAGGAGGCGCACGTATGCACTACGAATCCGACCCGACCAAAGAGCTACACGTCAGCGTTTCATTCGATCCTGCCATCGACCGTGCTGCGATGGGCCGCGACTTTGCGGCGCACTTCGGCACGGTCGGCGAGCGGCAAGACGACATCCGCTACGGCAATCGCGACCGCAAGCTGCTGCGCTTTGTCGAGGGCGCACGTGCGAGCGTGTTCGTCTTGCGCCCGCTGCGCGTCTACGAGCGCGCCCAGTGCGACTCGCTGCCGACTGCTGAGTCACGCTGGCTGCGTGCGTTGTCGTACGCGCTGGTGCGCGCGGAGGTCTGTCCGCCGCTGGCGTGGAAGAGCGAGGTCGTCTTTCCGCGCGAGAGCAGCGACGGTCGGCCGATGCTCGACAGCGACGGCCTCGACTACCTCGGCGAGCTCATCTCCTACGAGGCGTTGCTCGAGATCGGAGCGGTGGCGTACGCGCGGAGTAAAGTCGGCCCTTTCGTCGCGGCCTATGCGCCGCTGCCGGCTACCTCGGCGTTCGTGCTGGCGCGTCAACTCCTGTCCCTTGCGGACACCCACACGGCGACCGAATCCGACACGTCGACCATCGCCGCGGGCTAGACATGGCCCGTGCGGACGCTAGGAGCGTGCGCGTTGCGTGGGACTGCGATTGCGGCGGCGAGCGGCTGGTCGCGGTGCGTCGCGGCTCCAGCGCGGGCCTAGGTGCTGCTGTCGAGCGCATCCGCAACGGCATCGGCAGGATGACCAACGACACGCCGACGTCGTGCCCGTGGCGCGCGTACGGCGACCCCGTCGTCGCCGCTGCAATGGCGATGCGTCGGCACTGGTCGCATGGCGCGATCGATGTAGACCAGCAGCTCGCGGTCGTCGTCGACGCGATGCTCGAGATTGACGGCGCGCAGAACACGGTCGAAGCGATGGATATGCGGGCCGAGCGCGAGCGTCGCGAGTCGGAGCGTCGGATGGCAGAGGCTCAGCGGAGGTAGCGATGGCTGAGTTCGACATCCAAGCAAAGGTCACCTACGACACGACGCAGGCGCAGTCGTCGCTCAAGGGCGTCGCACAGGCGGCTGGCGAGACTGCGAAGCAGACCGAGAAGGTCGGTGACGCGACGCAGAAGTCGCAGGTGCAGATCGGCCAGTTTGGCAGCGCGCTCGGCCTTGCAGGTCAAGCTGTCGGCCAGCTCGTGCCGGGGCTGGGTCAGGTCGTCACGGTTGCAGGCAGCGCGACGGGCGTCATTCAAGGACTCACGACTGCGGGGCTCGGACCGCTTGGTATTGCAATCGGTGTCGTCAGCGTGGCCGTGACCGCAGGCGTCAAGCTCTGGCAGGATTACAAGACCGAGCAGGAGCGCACTGAGGAAAGCATCCGGCGCACGGTGCTGCCGACGCTGGCTGATCTGAAGAAGGCCTTTGACGATGCGGCAAAGGCTGCGCTTGACGAGGAGTCTATTCAGCGCCGCGTGACGTCGCGAATGGCCAGCGCATCCGACTACGCCGCAACCATCGGCCGTCTTGGCGCTGAGCAGACACGGTTGCGCACTGAGCAAGAGCAGCTCATGGGCAAGCGCACTGCGGATATGACCGCAGCCGACATGCGCAGGCTTTCGGAGTTGCAGGGACTCATCGCCAACGGAGAACGTAATCTCGCGCAGTTGCAAGAGAACTTTCGCCGTCAGGTTCCTGCCGAAAGTGAGGATGCGCGGCTACGCGAGCAGAACGCGCAACGGCTTCGCGCGATTCAAGCCGAGATTGAAGCGGCGGGCGAAACGCTCAACGGTCAGCCGTCTCGCACTGGCGGTGGTGGCGGTCGTCGCAGCGCCGCAGCACCGGCAGAACGCGAAGACCCGAATGCGGCAGCGCGCGCGGCTGGCGAAGAGCTTGACCGGCTGTGGGAGCAATCCGAGCGCCGTCTCGCCGAGCGTCGTGCTCGATGGCAAGAAGAGGCTGCGTTCCAAGCTGAACTGAACGAGATTGAAGCCGAAGACGTACGACTGCGTCTTGAGTCGCTGGAACGTGATGAGGCGGAAGCTGAGCGTCTGCGCGAGAAGAACGCCGAAGAGCACGCGCAACGAATGCAGGCCATCAACGATGCGATGTTCAGTGCGCTTGAGAGCGCGCTGGCATCGAGCGTCGATGCGTGGCTCAGCGGCACGCGCAGCATGGGCGAGGCCATGCAGGACATGGTCAAGCAGGTCGCGAAGTCGCTGGCGAGCGAGGCCATCATTCAAGGGCTGAAAGCGACAGCCATGGGCCTCGGTGCGCTTGCGGTCGGCTCACCAAGCGCTGCGCTACACTTCGCTGAGGCGGGCAAGTGGGCTGCGGTCGGCGTCGCGGCTGGCCTTGTCGGCGCTGCGTCGGGTGCGTTCGGCGGTGGTGGCGGCGGTGGCGGTGGAGCGCCTGCTGCGGCCACTGGCGGGCCTGCGCTGACGGCTGGCGCGCGTGAGGGCGCGGGCACGACGGTCGTTATCAACTGGGGCTCGTCGGGCCTTGTGTACGCAGCAGACCGCGCGCAGCTCGGGCGCGACATCAGCGGCATGATCAGCGAGGCGCACGGACGCCTCGGGCGAGGTATGTGATGCCGCGTGACCTCTACTCGTGCGCGTGGGATTTTGCGGCGCTGAACGCTGGCGTCGTCGACGCGTCCAACGCTGCCGTCATCGCGGGCACCATCAGCGGAAATCTCGGATTTGAGACTGGCCTTTACATGCACGGCGACGTTCAAGGCATCGCTGACGGCGTCTCCATCCTCGCGTTCAGCACGGCCGTCGAAGGGCTCATCACCGGCCTCACGTGCACATTCTCGCTGTCGACACTCAAGTACACGCTCAGCGCGGCAGGTACGTTCAGCGTTACCTGGACGGGCGCGGCTGGCATCGTGATGCGTGATTTGCTCGGCTTTGATGCAAACCTCAGCGCGGCGAGCAGCTACACGTCGACATTGCGCCCCAAGTACCTCGTCGTCTCGCGGCTCGCGGGCCAGTCGGAGGTGCACGAGACGTACGAGCCTGGCGGCCGCATCTCCTACGCAGAGAGCGACAACGGACAGGCGTACAGCACGCACCCTGTCGAGTTGCCGACCTATCGCGACTGGACGCAGCCTTTCGAGACACAAGCCGGTCCGACCGATGGCGAGTGGAACGCGAGCGGCTCAGTCGGCGGCGCGGCTGTCCGCACGGCCGACGTGGGCGCTGCGACGAAGGTGACGTGGACGTGGGAGGCGCTCATTAAGCATCTTCGCGCGACGTATCCTTTTGCGCTTGTGGACCGCGCGACGTCAACTGAGGGCGAGGGCCAGCTCTACAAAATGCGAGGCGAGGCAGCGCACTTCGACCCGACGCGCATCACGGCCGACTACGACGGGCACTGGTCGATTCCGTTTCGCACGCGTCAGCTTGACGCTACCACGCCTGCCGTATGAGTTTCGTCGACGTCATCGCGCGCGGTAGCGGGGCAATCGCGTATCGCCTCGTTATCGCAGGCCACCCGCTCGAGTTCGTCAGCGCGTCGTCGCTCATCGGCGCTGGCACTGAGGACCGCGAGCGAATCGGCGGCCTCGAGGCGCGCAGCATCCAGTGGTCGGAGACGCTTGACCCTGCCGCCGTCAAGCTGCGTGCGCAGGGCTTCACAGCGCGTATCGTCGACGACGGCAGTCACCGCACTGGCAACTCGTTCGTGCGGCAGCCGAGTCGCATCAACTACCTGACCGCGTCGGTCACGTCGGGCACCGTCGCAATCCCGATGGCGAATACCAACCACGCCAACGGCGACATCTTTTACCTCGGAAACGAGTGCTTCAAGATCACCAGCGGTGGCGGCACCGCTGCGCCCTCGTGCTCGGGCACGCGCGGCTATCGCGACAGCATCGCGACGGCGCACTATGTCGACCCGACGCTGGGCCTCTCGCGGCCCGAAATCACGTTTGAGGAGACGGGCCAGTACAACGGTCGTCCGAGCATCGAGGGCTCGCTCGCGTACCTGTACGCGTACGGCGACGGCGAGACGGGCGACGGGACGATTGTGTGGCGCGGAGTCGTCGCAGCGCAGCCGAAACTGCGCGATCTGACCACGTGGGAGGTCGAGCTCGACAGCGTCGCGAGCGTGTTGGACCAGACGCTTGGCGCGGACCTCGCAGAGCCGTCGATGCTGCGCGGCATCAACTACAACGCGCAGACGGCTCCGACGCTGCAAATCAGCATTCTCGCGGGCGATGATATTGACAGCGCCATCGCTCACACAGCCACAGTCGGCGGTGTCGACCTCGCCGGCTACTACGAGACGCAGGAGGATTTCTGCGATGCGCTCAATGCACTTATCCGTACAGCCTCGAGCACGTGGGGCACGCACGCGCTGAACCGCACGTCGGGCGAGCGGCCGACGCTGAAAGCCACGACGACAGACACGGGCGCGTGGACGCTGGTCTATTCCACGCCGAGTACGTCGCATCGATACTGCAAAGTCGACAGCGAGAACGCATGGACGTCTCGCGTCGATCCTGAGTTTAGCAGTTCACTGTTCTTGCGTCGTGATGATGGCGTCCGCGTCGATACTGTCGGAGCGAGTTCTAGCTACACGTGCCAGTCGTTCGACCGCGTAGACGGCGCAGGTACTGTGCCGCGCGGATTCATCGGTGAGCAGACCGACGCATACACCGACACGGTCTACATCGGCGGCACGCTGTCGCTGACCGCAGGCGACACCATCAGCATCGAGTGGCCCGCGTTTGATGGCAAAGAGGCCTTTACGCGCGACTACTACGTGACCGCCTGGGACTCGACGCTACGCAAGGCGACAGTGCGTCGTCGTCGCGTGCATGGCCCGCGGCCCGGCGTCGTCGACCGCTACTACACGGCCTCGTCGGTGCCTAGCGTCACGACCTCGCGCAGCTACGTGACGTCGGGCACGTTTGCAGACTTCCTGACCGCGCTGCTGACCGATTCGCCGGAATATTCGGCGGCTGGACGGATGCCGCTGGTCACTGCTGAGCACGTCGACACGACCAGCGTCATCGGCGATGTCGTAGCAATTGCACTCGGTCGCGACTGGCTTTCAGCGCGCACGTACCTCGGCACCAGCGACGTCTCGCTCGCGAAGATGATCGAGGAAGAATGCAAGCTGTACGGGCTTGTCCCATCGATCACGTTTGATGGTCGCTTGTCCTACGTGCCCTTTCGCGTGGGCGCTAGCACTGAGTTTGCGGCCTACACCATCGACGAATCGAAGAACCTTAGCGGCGCGCAGATGCCCGGCTTCGAGCCGTCGGCGTTTGGCCTGTTAAACACCATTCAGCTCAAGACGGGCTTTGACCCGAAGACAAGCAAGCACATCGGCCGCACGTTTATCGTGCGCGACTCGGCGGCGCTTTCGCGCAATCCGCTGCCGCGCATGATGAAAGTCGAGCCGCGCTCGTCGTGGGCCGATGACCTCGCCATCCCGTACAGCGAAGTCCTCGCAATGGCGCAGACGTGGCTTGGCGTGCTCGGCGCGGCTTACCAGACGATCACCGTCGCGTGCCGCATCGATGCCATCTTCGCGAGCATCGGCCAGCAGGCTGCCGTTACGGTCGCGCAGCTGCCGAATACGCTCGACGGCGGGCGCGGGATAGTCCTCGCATCGGGCGTCGTCATCGGCCGCCGCGTGCGCCTGCTAGACGCAATCGTCGAGCTCACCCTGCTGACGACGCAAGTTCGCGTCGCGGGATATGCGCCGTCGTCGCTGGTCGACACGGTGACGCTCGTCAGCGGTAGCAACTACGACATCGTGCTGAATGTGTCGCAGCCTGGCGGTTACGCGTACGTCGAGAAGTGGCAGGTTGGCGACGAGGCTGAGCTGCTGCAATACGACACGGCCGCTCCGACATCGGTGACCGCGACCATCACCGCCGTCGATGTATTTACGTCGACGGTGACTGCCACGCTGAGCGCAGCGCCACCATCGGGCACGCTGACGCTGGAATACCGCGATGCGCCGAACGTCATCGCGCAGCAAGAGCGTTACGCATTCATCGCGCTCGAGGATGGCACCGGCGGCAACGTCATCGAGTTTGCGTCGGGCAACGTGCCGCCGCGTCAATTCGCGAGCTGAGGACGCATGAGCACCAGCAACGTCGGCGGCTTGATTCTCGGTGTCTCGACCACGTACAGCGATTTCGGCAATCAGCCTGTCCGCACGTCGACGTGGCAGACCGTCGCGAACAATTGGAATCACACGGCCGACGAACGCTCGCGCGTGCTCGTATGCTGGTCGCCACGATCCACGACGACGGGCGGTTACACCATCAAAGTCGCTGGCGTGTGGACAAGGCTAATGAGCTTCGGGCCTTTCCCGTTGCTTGTCGGCGCTGATGGCAGTCCGTATCCCGTGCGCCTCGCAGTCGGTGGCCGGTCGACGGCGTCAAGCCAACTGCGCATCGGCGTCTGCGTGCTCGGCGCTGCGGATGCCGACATGAGCGCGTCAGTCGCGCCGTCAAACGTGCTCGAGAGCGCGGCATTCAACAACGGCACGAACCTCTGGCGCAAAGACGGCGTCGTGACTGTTGACCCGGTCTTTCAGGATTACGGCATCGTCAACGACCTGTCGGGCGCGACGCCCTCGACGGTGGCTGCTGTGCTCGTGACCGTCGAGGTTTGGGGCAAGAGCGCGACGGGCTCGGCGTGCGTGGCGACGCAGGCATACGCCGCTGAGCAGGTGGCGCTATGACTGCAACAGTTCCGGCAGCGCGGCCAATCATTCGACAGTCTGACGTCGAAGCGGGCGTCGCTGTCCGCGCGCGTACGTGGATGGATGCGGCCGAGCTCGCCAACTGGTGCGGCGGCAATGGCGAGACGCTGGTGCCTGCGTATTCGCCAGAGCAAAGCATCCCGGCTAACAGCTCGCGCACTTTCCGTTTCCGCGTGACGCCGCCCGGCCGCGCAGTGCGTCGCGTGTGGGTGCTGTATCTCGAGGGCAACTGCGCGCTGAGCATCGATGGCAACGTCGGCCCATCGCAGGATTATCTCACCGACAGCGGCGGCACATGGGTCCGCTATGTCGAAGACCTCACGGCGAAGTCGGCGACGCTGCAAGAAATCTCGATCACGATCACGACTGCTGTCAGCAGTGCGGCGTGCGACGTCAAGTCGATCGCCTGCTACGAAGACCCGCGCATTGTGCTCGACAAGGACGCGACCGACCTTGGCGTCGAGCTTACCAGCGTTTCTGTACGCGAGCCGATTCAAGAGAATCCATACACCTCGCTCGGCGGCATCGCAGCAGCTCTCGGCGCAGTGCAGCGACGGCAATATTTCAACATCGCGCGGCCCGACAACACAACCGACGCGTGGGCCACGACTAGCGCAACGCTCGTGCTCATGCTGGACGACGTCCCGATTCTGACGCGGAAACTGCTGCCTGCCGACACGACGGGCAACGTGCGATTTGCCGCGTTGTGCAGCGCCAGTGACGCGACGACTGACGGCGAAATCGACATCACCAACAACGCGACCGGCAATAACGTCACGCTGACCGTGACCGACCCCGGCACGACGTGGGCTTGGTACACCATCGATTTCCCGGCCGACATTCTCTGCGAGGATTTGACAGAGGCGAGTGGCTGGCCTGACGGCGCGCTGCTGACGGCTGCTGCAAAGACGCTCGACATCACGTTTCGCCGTAGCGGCGGGGCAGGCACCTTCTACGTCGCGAGCATCGCGGCGATTGAGTACTGAGCGCCGCGCGCGCGAGGAGAGCAGACATGAGCGACACGATTCTCCGCGAAGATGCAGACGTCCTCCCGCCAGAGCAGGACGCGATCAGCCAAGTCACTTTGACGGCTGCGACGGCGACGGCTGCGCAGGACACGGGCGTCACTGGCGCGACGATTGCGCTCGGGCCGCAGTTCGTGACGTTCATGTCCACGGCCGAGTTCTACATCGTGTTTTCCAAGGACGGCACGTCGACGATCACGACTCCTGTCGTCACGACAGCGACGTGCTTCGGACCGTTCCCTGCGGGCGTGCAAGTGCCTTTCCGCGTGACGCCGACGCAGCGCTACTTCCGCGCAATCAGCACGCCGGGCGGCACGCTCAAGTGGTATCGGTCGACCGGCCCCGGAGTGCTCTGAGCTATGACGCGGCGAGCTGCTGGCGCGCGCACTGACCGCCGCGTCATCAACAATCCTGAGCCGTCGTTTACGCCGACCGCCACATCGATGTTCGCGTGGTATCGCGAGACGATGAGCGTGTCGCAGTGGACTGACCTGACCGCAGGCGCGCGCCACGCGACGCAGGCCGTTGCGGGCAATCAGCCGACGTACACGGCCAGCGACGCTGACTTCAACGGACAGCCTTCGCTGACGTTCACGACCGACGATTACATGAACTGCGGCGGTGTCGCGAGCGCGTGGTCGTTCCTGCACAACGCGACCGATGCGACGCTGTACATGGTCTTTCGGCCGTCGACGGCGACCGGCGAAACCAAGTACCTCTGGAACTCAATCGGCGATTTGACAGCCGCTAATAACGGCGTGTCGTTGCTCTACCACGCGACGACGCAGACGGGCGAGGTCTTCATCGGCAACGGCGGCGTCTCGCGCTGCGCGACGATGCTAGCCGCTGACTCCGAAGTTCTGCGCGACACCGCGCACGTGCTCGTCTACCGCAAGAACGCAAGCGGCTGGCAGATGTGGATTGACGGCGTGTTGCTGCTCAGCGGTGAGTACAACGGCGTGCCGTCCAACACAGCAGCAGCGGTGACGCCTTCGATTGGCGGATATTCGGCCTACTCCACGACGCGCCAGTTTGAAGGCAAGATGGCCGAGATTGGCGTGATGCAGTCGTATGCGTCAGTCGCTGCAATCACGGCTTACTGCCGCGCGCGGTACAACATCGCGACGACGCGCACGATTACGCATCGGAGCTCGTTTCAAGACGCGGTCAACGTCAATGCGGGTGCGCCGACTAACGGCCCGAAGGTCTGGTCGTACTACGGCAGCGTGTCGGCGACGCCGGGCACGACGAAGCAAGTTGCGCGCATCGTCTCGAGAGGCACCGCGTACAACGTCCAGACGCGCACCAACGGCCAACCGCAAAGCGTGACGGTCGCTGCTGACAACCGCTATCGCGTGCTGACCGTGCCGCTTGCGCCGAGTGGTCTGCCGACTGATGGCCGCGTCATCAAGGCGCTGCTGATCGTCGGCGAGAGCTGCGCGCGCGGACGCTCGTCGGTCGTTGGCGTTCCTACGGGCTATCCTCCTGCTGCGGGCGCGATTTACGCGTGGACGGGCGAGGACACGACGCTTGCCCTGCCAGCGATTGAGCAGCCTGTGTACACGTATCCCGTCGACGCGATTCTCAATGCAGACAGCGGCACTCCCGGCGTCGGCCCCGGTGGACTTGGCTCGTGGTACTTGCAAGTCGCAGAGAGCTCGTCGGCTGTCTGGCTGTCGGTGAATTGCGGCAAGGGCTCCACGACGTCGACCAACTGGAACAGCTCGACCACAAGCACCAACGCCATCCTCGGCGCGACCATCGCGCGCGTGCGTCGCATCACCGATGCGGCAGCGGCATTCGGGCAGACCGTGCAATGGGTCGGCATCTACGTCGACCAGGGCATCAACGACGCAGTGAGCGGCACGCCGACGTGGGATACGAACTGGTCTGCTGTCGAAACGGCGCTGCGTGCGGAGCCGGGTCTTGCGACGGTGCCGCTGGTGTTCCGCAAGGAGCCGACGCTTGAGCCTACGGACGTCGCATATCCCGGCTGGTCTGCGGTGCGCACGCAGCAGGACGGCTGGCAGAAGGGCACGTCGCCAAAGCGCATCATGATCAGCATCGACCCGCTGCCTGACTACGTCGAGGCTGCGAAAGTGCATCCCGGCACAGTCGCCAACGCGCAAATAGGCGCGGCCATCGCAGCCGCGATCAGGAGTGCATGATGCCGCAGACGCTGACGATTGGTGACGTGTTGGTGTGCCTGACGTACTGCGCTGTCGACGACGAGCGCGCACTCGACCTCGAGCTGCGCTACGTCGACGGCGGCGTGGGCGTCGGCGCGTATCGCGCTAGCACGGGCCTCGTGCTTGATGCGGGCGCATTGTCGCCGTCGCTGCGTGCGTTGCTCGATGGTGCGTGTGCGGACGCGCTCGCGACGTGGAACGCGCAATGACCAAGGAGTGCGGCGATGAACATCTGGCAACTCATCGCCGCGCTTGCGGGCACGCCGTCTGTCGCGCTTGTCATCAGGTCGATCTTTCGGCGGCTTGATGGCAGTGCGCGCGCGACGTCTCGCGAAGTCGACTATCTTCGCGGCGAACTTGTGCGCGAGCGCCAGCAGTGCGCCGACGAGAAGGCCGAGCTCGAAGCGCGCATCGCGTTTCAGGTCGAAGTGCACGAGACGCAGCGCAAGCAGATCAACTCGCTTGAACGGCGCAACATCGAGCTCAAGGCCGAGTTAGACGTCGCGCATCAAGACCTTATCGGGATGCGCGCTGTGATGCGATGGGCTACGCATCAATCAGGAGACGGCGAATGACGAAGAAGAAGCCGACCAAGTCTGCTCCGCACCGTCGCGTGCGAATCACGCTCGCGATGGTTGCAGGCTGGCTGACGAGCGTGTCGATGGTGCTCGCGGCCGTGCTGCCGGTGCTGCCGGAATCGACGCCGTCGTGGCTGCGCGAGGTGCTCGCCGTGCTCGCGGTCGGCATCGCAGCGACGCTGCAATCGTGGCGCACGCCGTCGTCGCCGGAAGGGCAGGGCGAGACATGATCGCGCTCTTGTCCTCGCGCGAATTCCAGCGTCGTGGCGTCATTGCACTCGGCGTGGCGTGGCTCGTCGCGCTTGCGGGCCTCGTGCTCGCGGCGTGCTTGACCGGCTGCGGGCCCAGCGCGCTCGCCATCCACGCAGGCGCTGCCGACGTCGCTGGCGTCGCGATCAACGCTACCGGCGACGAGCTCGTGGCCGCGCGCGGTCGTGCGCTGCATGAGGCCGTTGACGAGGCCCCGTCGCGCGAGGTCGCGGAGAGCGCCGTCGAGGTCGTCGTCGCGCGATTTCTGCCAGCGCTTGAGGCGTACGACGCGCTGCGCTTGACACACGATGCCTACGTCGACGCGCTTGTCCTCGCGGCGGCTGGTGCGCCTGTTGACGTTGGACGCTGGGCGCATCTCGCGTCGCGACTTGTCCAGGCATGGCAGGCGTGGGCGTCTGCGGGGCGCTCGCTGGGCGTCGACGTCGTCGGCCCACCTGCTGCGCTGGTAGGCGTCGCTGCGGCCGCTGGAGGTGCCCTATGAGCCTTGCGGACGGGCTGGACGCTGCGGCGGTGGCTGCGGACGCGACGGCGGCTGCTGCGCCTGCTGGCGTGCCGCGCACGGTGGCGCTCATCGTCGCGGCTGCGCTGCGCATGGCGGCACGGCTGGCGCGCGCTGGACAGAGCCCGGCAGCCATCGTCGAGGCTATCGAGCGTGTCGCGCCGCTGGACGAGCGCATCGCGCAGCAGGACGCCGACATCGCGGCCCGCATCGCGGAGCGGTGGCCTCGTGACTGAGCATCCGCGCGAGCAGGTACTGCGCGCCGCGCTGGCGCTCGTCAGGGCGCGTCAGGCTGAGGGCCTACCGCGCGCACGGGTGCAGGAGCTCGAGCGCGCTCTCGAGGCTGCTGCGCGCCGCTACTGGGCTGCGCTGTGAGGCGTGCGCTAAATGCGCTTGTCGCCGATGCGGCGCTGACTCTGTGGCAGGTGCTGCTATGGCTACGCTGCGAGCGCGCTGCGCTAGCTGTCGGGATGTGGGCATGGCGGCGACTCGGACGCCTGTAGGAGCGATGCGATGACGTGCGAGCAGCCGGTGGTGGATGGTCGGACGCTTTCGCCTGCGTGCTGGTGGCAACCGCCGCAGGAAGGCTGTCGCAAGCGCAAGTCGCCTCCGCGCGCGGTGGTCTGGCACTGGACGGCAGGCGAGCGTCCTGCGGAGGGCGTCTGCTCGACGCTGCGCTCGCGCAAGCTCTCGATCCACTACGTCATCGACTTCGACGGCCGCATCGTCGAGTGCGCCGACCCGGCGACGACGGTGGCGTACCACGCAGGCACGGCCAACGAGTGGACCGTGGGCGTCGAGATTGTCTCGCGTGGCGTTCAGCCTGCGCTGCCTACGCGTCCTCGTGAGCCGGTATCGGTGCGCGTGCACAATCGACCTGTCGCTGCGCTGAACTTCTCGTTCGCGCAATACCTGTCGATTCAGTCGCTCGCGGAGCAGCTCTCGCACGACCTCGGCATTCCACGCGTGTGTGCGAGCTATGAGCCGCAGGTGATGACGCCAGGCGCGCAAGCAGCGTTTAGCGGTCATCTCGAGCACGCGCACCTGAGCGCAGGCAAGGTCGACTCGGGCGGTTTGGTCATGCGCTTCCTGCGGGAGCGCTGGGATATCAAGTAAGGAGCGATCATCATGGCTGTTCAGCTTTCCATCGCAGTTCGTAACGCGCGCCTCGACGCGATCGAGACGAGCATCGGCACGTCGGCCGTTCTCAAGATTCGCTCGGGCGCGCAGCCCGCGACGTGCGCGACCGCTGACAGCGGCACCGTGCTCGCGACGCTCAATCTGCCGACCGACTGGATGGCGGCTGCGTCGTCGGGCAGCAAGGCCATCCTCGGCACGTGGCAAGACCTGAGCGCCGATGCGACGGGCACTGCTGGCCATTTCCGCATTTACGATAGCGGTGGCACGACGTGCGGCATTCAAGGCAGCATCACCGCGACGGGCGGCGGTGGTGACATGACGCTCGACAACACCAGCATCGCGACTGGCCAGACCGTCACCATCACGAGCTTCACGCTCACCGACGCAAACGCCTGATGCGCTGCCCCGATTGTGGTGGCAATGGCCAGCATCCAGCCGAGACGCAGTGCGCGCTCTGCGAGGGGCGCGGTCACGACAACTCGGGCATTGGCTGGCCGACTGAATCCGAAGACGACCCACCTCCTGCGACTGAGGGCTGAGCATGGCAATCACAACTCTTGACGGCCTCATCGCATCAACGAAACAGCGCGTGCGCTACACGAAGACCGCGTCGCGCACGACTGTCGCAAACGGCTGGTTTTCGCTGATTGACCTCGCGGGCCAACCCGGCGCAGGCGTGCTCGCGGGCACGTCAACGACTGCTGGTGTCGTGCCGACTGATTTGACGGCGGGCTATCCACTAATCAACGCATTCGGCGGTGGCGCGAGCGGCGACCTCGGCCGCATCGCATTCGGCAACACCGTCGCGTGTCGCATCGCCGTCTTTGATCGCCTGTTTCTCGCAGGCGCATATGCGTTCAACGCGAACACCGCGCTTACAGCACAACCGTCGTTTTCGTCGCGCGTGCCCGGCACAAACTACGCGGGCCTCGAGATTTGGTGCGAGCAAGTCACGGCTGCGACTGGCAACCAGGCGGTCAACGTCACCTACGTCAACGAAAGCGGCACGGGCTCGCGCACGACTGGCGCTGTCGGCATCGGTGCCGCACAGACTGTCGGCCGCTGCTGGCAGCTCCCGCTGCAATCCGGCGACAGCGGCGTGCAGCGCATCGACAACGTGACGGGCACCGTCGCTACAGTCGGCACCTTCAACGTGATGGTGTTGCGCCGTCTCGCAGAGGGCCGCGTGCCGATTGCGAATGGCCTCGACCGTCAATCGGTCATCGACGTCGGCGCGCTGCTTGACGTGTACGCCGACTCCGCGTTTTACGTGCTTATCGCTGCTGACAGCACGTCGTCGGGTCTTCCTGACGTCGACTTCCAAGTGGTCAACGGCTGACGAGGTAGACCATGGCGACGTCGCTTGACCGTGCGCTCGTCGGCCTGCTCAACAGCATCGAGGTCTTTGGCCTCGGCGACAATACCGGCGTCACCGGCAGCGCCGCGATTACCCTCGACGCGCTCACGTCCTCGAGCGCGGGCACCGTCGCAATCGACGGCGACGCGAGCATCACGCTCGGCGCGCTCACGTCGTCGTCGGCAGGCACGGTCGCGATCGATGGCGATGCTGCGGTCACGCTCGGCGCGGCGACGGTCGCGAGCGACGGCACTGTCGCGTCGCCAGGTACGAACGGCACGCTCGCAGTAACGCTCGGCGCGGCCACGCTGTCGAGCGCTGCGACGGTGCTGGTCGACGGCGACGCGGCCATCACGCTCGGCGCTGCGACCTCGACGAGCGCGGGCACGGTGCTCGTGTCGGGCGCGCTGTCGGCAACGCTCGGCGCTGCAACGCTGTCGAGCGCTGGCGGTGTCGTCGTCGACGGTGACCTCGCTGCGACACTCGGCACGCTGACGTCGAGCTCGGCCGCGACGGTCGCGATCGATGGCGACCTCGCCACGACGCTCGGCACGCTGACGAGCAGCAGCGCGGGCGGCGTCGTCGTCGATGGCGATGCGTCGGTCACGCTCGGCACGTTGACGCTCGCGGCTGATGGTCTGGTACTCAGCGGCATCAACGGCAGCGCGTCGATCACGCTCGGCACGCTGACGCTCGCCAGCGCCTCCACAGTCGCCGTGCAGGGCGCAGCCGCCCTGACGCTCGGTGCAGCGACGTCGGCCGCAGCAGGCGGCGTCCTCATAGCCGGAACGGCCAGCGTTGCGCTTAATGCGGCGACGGTCGCGAGCGCGGGTCGCGTCGACCCTAACGGCACGGCCGCGATCACGCTCGGCGCGCTCACCGCAAGCGGCACGCTACAAGTCGAGACGCGCGGGCAGCTCGCCGTCACGCTCGGCGTGCTCGAACTGTTCGCGACGAACGTCCCGTTTGTGCCTGCTGCTCGGCGCACGACTGAAACGCCGGGCCAGCCGCGCGCCATTGAGGCTATCGCGCCACCGCGCGCAAACGACGTCCCGCGTCAGGCTCGCGTCGTCCGCGCAGCATAGGAGAGCGCAGCATGGCTAAGGCTACCAACGTCAACATCTCGTGCTCATCGCGGCAGGGCTCGCAACTGCTGTTTGAGCTCAAGACGCTGTTGCTCGCCAACGGATGGACGATCACCGGCACGAGCGACGGCACGACGGCGACCAACGGCGCAAGCCCCGATCGCGTCAACACGGTTGCGCTTTTCGACGTCACGAACGCGTGGTTCGTGCTCGCGGACCCCAGTGGTACGTGCTGGATTTACGCGCAGCGCGGTGCGTCGAACACGACATTTACTATCAAAGTCTCGCGCGTGGCACCGCAGACCAACGGCACAGCGACGACGCTTCCAACCTGCGCGACTGCTAGCAACGAAACGACGCTCATCAACAACGCGACGTTCGTCAATTCCTCGGGCAGCGCTCGCGCTCACATCGTTACGTACAACTCGTCGGAGAACGCAGCAGGCGTGCGCCCTTTCTACGCGATGATGACCGATGGTACGTCGACGTTGCTCGGCAGCTTCGTCGTCGAGGCCATCGCCGATAGCACGTACGACTCCGCGAACGCGTATCCATGGGTGACCGCAGCAGGCGCAGGTAACGCGGGCCTCGATTACACCGGCTCGCGGTGGACCTACTACTACTCGCCGACCAGCGTTTTCGTCACGACTGACTGGTCGTTCTATGTTTACGGCGCGGGCCTCACGCAGATGTATCCCGCAGCGGCGAGCCCGTGGAGCGGCGAAGACGTCGCAATGCCGGTGCTGATTGGCAAGGGCAGCTCCAACTCGCCAGCCAACGTGCTCGGCTATCTCAAAAACATCCGATATGCGGCGTTCTATCGCAACTATCCAAACACCCTGACGACGCCAGGCGGCGAGCGGTACGTGTATGCCGTCTTCTTCGTCGTCCCATACGCAAACGGCGTGACTCCGCTCTGAGGCATCGTGGCCGATTACACCGGGTACATCGTCGCGATTCTCGGCGTTGTCGACGGTGACCAGACGCGCGTCGGTGCAGTGTGGCCTATCTCAGAGGTCATCTACGGCCGCCCGAATCGCGACGTCGGCACAGCCACCATTACGCTCGGGGCGGCGACGGCAAGCGCGGCAGGCGCGGTCATCGTCGACGGCGATGCATCGATCGCGCTTGGCTCAGCTACGCTTAGCAGCGCGGGCATCGTCGCATCAGCGGCTGTTACTGGGCAACTCACCGTCACGCTTGGTGCCGCAACGCTAAGCAGCTCAGGCACCGTCGCGTCGCCTGCAATCGCTGGTCAACTCGCCGTCACGCTCGGCGCTCTCAGCGTCGCCAGCGCAGGCACAGTCGCCGAGTTTGTGCCGTCGCGCGAGCGGACAAAGCGCGTGCCGTCGTGGCCGCGCGTGCTGCTCGCTGAGAATCCCGACCGCGTGATCGAACTCTACCGCCCACCGCGCACCGTGAGGACTGCCGCATGACCACGAAATACGCCGCCGACAATCTCGACTACTCGCTGCAGTTCGACCTCGCGACAGGCGAGTCGCTCGTCACCGCGACGTGGACGCTCACGCGTACCATCGTCGGCGAAGCGGCCGGGACCGACCTCGTCGCAGGCACGGGCGCACGAGCTCCATCTGTCAGTGGCGACCTCGCAACCATCTGGCTCAGCGGTGGTCGCGTCGGCGAGTCGTGGACGGTGGCGGCAGTCGTGACGACCGACAGCACACCGTCGCGTCAACTCGCAGGCTCGATGCTCATCACCATCGCCGCGCTCTAGTCTTGCCTCGGTAGCGGTATCCTCGCCCGCCGCCCGTGAGCCCCGCCTCTCTGCCCTTGCGGGTGGAGGGGCGGGGCTTTTCGTTTTCCGTCAGCGCGTCACGGCTCGCTCTTGCGCGTGACCAGCGCCTCGCGCAGCACCTCGAGCGCGGCCTCTGCGCGGTGGTATTCAGCTTCTCGCCCGTCGAGCGCCTGCCGCAGCTCGCGCTGCACACGTGCGAGCGTCCGCGTCGCATCGTCGCGCTGCGTCATGCAGCGATGAAGTTCGGCGTACTGGATTCCAAGGGTCTGCCGCAACTCGCGCAGCTCAGCCTCGAGCTGCTGTACTCGCACCGCGTCGTCGCTCATACTGCCTCCGTCGTCCAGTCCTCGGCCAAGCCCCACACACGCACGCTCGCGCCGTCGAGCCACAATCGCGAGCCCTCGCGCGCCGATTGCAGCCCGACCGTGAGCCCGCCGTCGAGCACCTCGACGACGCGCCACACGCAGCCCCAGCCGTCGCGCAGGCGCATCCCGACCTCGATGACGGGCAGCGGTGATGTGCCGGTGTAGAGCGTCGTCATTCGCGCACCTCGAAATACTCCCGCGCTCGCGACAAGAAGAACTCTTCGTCGCCGACGTCGCCGGTCTTGCGCGACTGCACCCACCCGTGCAGCAGCATCCGCGCGTGCGAGTAGTCGACTTGCAGCGACTGCAGCCTGTTGTGTGCGTCGCGCAGCTCGTCGAGGCGCGCGACTGCCGTGCGATACGCCGACGTCCTGCGGCCCTCGTCAACGGCCAGCGTCGTGGCCTTGGCCTTCTGCGCGCTGATGGCGTCGTTGAGCGCGCCCGTGAGCACGCGCCGCAGTTCGTATTCCTCCGCATCGCTAGCGTCGGTGCGCCCTCGCGCGCGCAACTCGGCGGCGAGGCATCGCTCATGCGTCGCATTCTCTTCGCGCGATATCGCGTCGTAGCAGCGGCGGCACACCCAGTCAGACGACGCGGTGCAGACGTCGCACGTGATGTCGTCGGTCACGTCGTCGGTCACGGTTTCACCTCTTCCAGCGTATCGTCCGCGAGGTCGCGGATCGCGATCATCTCGGAGAATCCCGGCGTGTTCGGGAATGGGCACACGCCGACCCACGGACGGCACTCAACCAGCCGCGCGCGAAGCTGACGGCGTTCTGCGCGTAGCTTGTCAATCTCGCGGGCGTTCGCGTTCCGCTGATCTTCGACTTCCTCGACCTTCTTCCGCCATGAGTCCGCGATGGTCTTGTCGTATCCGGCGCGGATGCGGAGGTGCATCTGGTGTTCTGTCTCTTCGAGCGCCGCACGCGCCTCGTCACGCTCACGCACGACACGCGCGACTGCTTGAAGCGGGTGCTCGTCCGCTGTGCGCCCGCACAAGCTCGCGATGCGTTCAAGGTCTGCCCACAGCGCATCGCGCTCTCGGCGCATCGCGTTGTAGTCGTCGGCCAGCCTGTCGAGGTCGCTCATGGCTTGCCGCTCCGAAGCGCGTCGACCGCGTCGACGGCGTCCATCAGTTCGCCGGGGACGCCGTCGTTGTAGCGGTGGCCCTTCGCCCCGAGGTTGGTGAGCCAGTCATTCGCGGCGGTGTAGACGCGGCGCAGCGCGTCGCGCTCTGCGGTCATGCGCTCCAGCGAGCGCACGAAAACGGCTCCCGCATCCTTCAGCCGCTCGACCTCGGCCCGCAACTGCTCGCGCTCATCCTCTAGCGCCGTCACTACGTCCGTTAGATTTGACGCATGGACCGGATATATCCGCAGCGCCTTTTCCACAGATTGCTCTGCGACAGCGCGTTGCACCGCACCTTCCACCCATCGCGAAAACTCGACGCCAGCAGCCCGTGCCGCTTCGCGCGCGTAGTCGCGCAGCACAGGCTCTACCCACGCAGACAACATCACACGCCCGTCTTTGTGGCTCACGTCTCACCCCGCATCTTCGCGCCGATCGCCTTGACCTCGGCCAGCGTCTGCGCCAACCGCTGCGCCCGATGCGCGCGGTCTGCATCTTCGGCCTTGCGCCACGTGTCGCGCTCGGCGGTCACAATCATCAGGTCGCACCGCACGACGTCGAGCTCTGCGCGCAGCTCGCGCACCTCGCGGTCGTGGTGGTCGCGCATGATGTCGCAAAGACGCTGCGCCGAGTCGCGCTCGCCCTCCGCGCGAAACGCACGCAGCGTCATCTCACGCGCGCGTTCGATCACCACGTTGTTCGGCTGGCCGACGACGTGCAGCGCCTCAGCCACTTGGTCCAGCGCCTCGCAGAGCTGGTCGTACATCGCGCGCAGTCGTGCCTCTTCCATCGTGCTCATGTTCACCTCACTTTGTTTGCTTGCTCGACCTGACCAATCATCGCCTCAAGCCATCGCGACTGCGCCGTGATGCCATCGGCCAACGTGCCCCGCGTCCACGCGCTCCCTAACGCGCGCTTCGCAGCATCAACTTCGGCTCGCAGATTATCACGCTCGACCGTCGCCGCATAGAGTGTGCGGCCGAGCGCATCGATCATCGCCTGTGCGCGCTGCAACTGCTCGCGCGCGTCGTCATCAGAACGGGATGTCATCGGTGTCGTTTGCTGCGTCGCTGGCCCAGCTATCGCCAGGGCGCGCGCCGCGCTTGCGCTCGATGAGCGGGCCGTCGCCGCTGTCGCGCTTGCTGTCGAGTAGCGTGAGGTCATTGACCGTGACTTCAAGGCCAAAGCCTTCGGTGCCGTCTTTGCGCGTGAACTTGCGCGGCTTGAGTCGGCCATTGACCGCAACGCGCGTGCCCTTCTTGAGAAACTGCGCGACGCCAATCTTGCCGTCGAACAGCGTCAAGTCGAAGAACGTCGCCTCGTCCTCACGGCGATAACCGCTGACGGCCAGCGCGACGTTGCACACGGACTTGCCGTTCTTTGTCTGGCGCACCTCTGCATCGCGCACGATGCGCCCGGTCAAGTTGATGTTGTTCTGGTCTGCGCTCACTGGTCCTCCTCTTCTGCGATGTCCGCGCGCCGCTCGGCCTCGAGCTGCGCAATCAGTGTCTGCCGCGCGGCCTCAACGCGCTGCCGCGCACGATGCGCCGCCGACGTCACGCGCGCTCGGTCGTCGCGCGAGAGCTGCTGCCAGTGCGCCGCGACGAGGTCGGTACGCAGTTGCGCGATCTCGACGTCGGTCGACGCCACGTCGTAGGCCGCGACGATGCGCTCGCAGATGCCGTCGCCAGCCGTAGCAGGCGCTGCAACAGCCTCGCCGTGCGCCTCGATGGCAGCAGGCGGTGCCGCAGCCTCGACGCGCTCTGCGGGCTGCTGGACGCGCTGTGCGGGCTGCTCGTCGCGGTCGTCGTTGCCGCTGCCGCTGCGCAGCTCGTCGGGCGTGTACACGCTGCCGGCGAAACAATCGGCCGCATATGCGCGAGCGCCTGCCGTGATGGCGCGAGCACGCAGCATCGCGCGCGGATATTTGCGCCACGTCGCGCTGCCCCACAGGCCCGCACGCTCAGCGTCCTGACGCGAGAACGTGCTCACGTACGGCGGCATCCCCGCGCGGCTGA